TGTGGTATTCCTGTTGGACCTTATCAAAATTCTCCTACTCGTATTGTGTCATCTTCCTGTGAAGTGTACAATACAACTGCTGAGATATATAAACAAGGCTCTGTTACAGTTTGTTCTTCTTCAAATGCTCCGCGTGAAACTTACTATATTTCCGGAACAACTGCTGCTGTTAACTTTTTAGCACCTTGTACAACAATCCCTGCTCCTCCTCAGCAAACAGCTGATATTCAATTATACCCAGGGTCACTTACCTGGGATGCTGCAGAAGGCATCTATATGAATGCACGTGTGAATAACTTTGATAATCCTTTCTTTTACCCTTTAGCTTCTAATTGTGGTATGTTATTTGATGCTTCACCCGATGAAAATTTTACTGGAAATGGAGATGGTTGGTTCTGTCAGGCTATTCAAACAACAACTGCAGCGCCCGCTACCTTTTCATCATGTGGTATTTTACCATTTGATGTTACAATTTGTCGTTTTAGTGGTTTATCTAATAATTCTACTTTAACTATGACTGCCAAATATGTATTGGAGTCAGCACCAGATAATTACTCACAAACTTATATTCCCCTTATGAGACCAGCTTCTGAGTATTCAAGTCAAGTGTTTGATATTTATGCTCAAGCTATTAAGCACATGCCTGTTGCATGTAAAGTTGGTGAAAACTCACTAGGGTCGTGGTTTTCGCAAGTTCTAGATGTTGTTAATCGTTATGCGTTGCCTGTCTCGAGTGCAATTGGTTCTGCTTTAGGCAACCCTCTTGCTGGTGCCGCTGTTGGTACTGGACTTAAAGGTGTCGCAATGACACTTCAAGGTACTCCTGGAATGAAAGCTATAGCTAAACAACAAGCTCGCAAAGCGATGATTAGAAATGATGGTCCAGTTCGCAAAGAAACCATTCTTGTTGTAAAGAAACCAAAACCTAAGAAACCTAAGAAGAAAGTTCTTGTTGAGGTTAAGAAGGGTCGGAAACCCCAGTTGTCAACAACTAAAATCCGTCGAAAGAGGAAGTAATGCTTCCTTTGGACTCAGCTAGTTACACTATAACTAGCTGTTTTATTACGCTCACGTATCAATTGAAATGAGTGTGTATCCGAAAAATTTATTTTTACCAATAGTGTTGGTTTTTATGTACCCCCCAAAGAAAAGTTTCAACTTTTCCTCAATAAAATGAGTCTTTATGTGTGATTAAATGAAAATTTATCAACCTTTCAAAATGGTGTGTTTTATATTAAACTAAGACTATGTACTTGATTATCCGATATTAAGTTATCGCCCTTTTGAAATATATTGGGTTATG